GGATGTAGGCCTCAACGATATTGCCGTTGTCAAGGGTGATGGGTGTGTGAGCGATGATGTCGTGTTGCATTGGGTTTGGGTTTAGAGGGTTAAAAGAATGCGCGTTGTCAAGTCGCGCCCCTTGGTGTATTAAAGGCTGGTGTATAGACCTGTAACTTGAGTAAATATTGAACGCAAGGAATCACAATAAACGCCATCAGCTTGATAAACAGGTTTTACATCAAGGTTTTTGTACTTGCAAATTTTAACATCGTACAAATCTGAAGAGGTCAAGGTAACATACATAATGTTGGCTTTTGAGCATCCCTTGAATTTTACGATTAACGTATCATTATTCGCAAAACAAACTGCACCTGTCATTGCTAAAAATTTGTTTCCGCCAAGGGCTTTGAGAATTTGAGTTTGAGTATTCATTTTTTTTCCGTTTTGGTATATGCAAATATACATACATATATATATACGATACAAACTTTTTTTATTTTTTTTTCTGCGTTTCCAGCGCGTATGGGCACTTTTGGACAAAACTTGTCCATCGCCCCCGATTTCCAAGCCTTGATTTTCCGCGCTTACCTCAACCGAGCGAACAAAACGACGCTCGCCAGCAGTCCCAAAATCGCCCCGACAAGCAGTATCGGCCACCTGCTTTTGCGCTTCTTCGGCTGAACTACAACGGTGCGCTCTACTATTGTCGTATCGCGCATTATTAAGCGTTCTATGACAGTATCTCTGCGCAGACGGATGACAATGCCACTGCCTGAATTTGCGACGCTTAGAACGCTTGTTTTAGCACTGTCGCGCAAAGTGAAGCGGCGTATCAACCCGGCACTGTCGCACAGGTCAGGAAGCGTCAACTCCGTCAAGCTGCCAGCGGTCACGACTTGCCGGTCAGTGTGAACGACGGCGCTCGTGCGGATCACCTCCGCAGGTTTCCGGCAGCAGCCAAAAAGCAGTAGGCTAAATATGAGCGTACTCCTGTGTCGCATTGAAGGATGGGCAGGCTTTGGCTACTTTTGGGAAGTCGCGATGGCCGAGTATCTTGGCCGCTGGGTACTTGGCGCGCCACTCATGCAACACCTGTGAGAGTGCGTCTTTTTGGCCTTGCGTGCGATTGTCAACCGGGTTGCCTCGGCTGTCAACGCCGCCGATGTAGCTGATGTGTAGGCTCACCGAATTGTAGCCGGCAACGCCGTTGCATACGGTGTCATCCGGTGCCAGCGTGATGACTTCGCCGTTGGGTTTGACGACCTTGTGATAACCGGGTGACTTCCACTTCAGGTTTGTCCGCCAGTAGTTCTGAATCGAATCGATTGTCGTTGAGTGCGGTGTCGCCGTGCAGTGAACGACAAGGTATTTGATGTTTCGCATAATGCCTGATTAGGTCACAAAATTAAATATCATTCGCCTTCATTTTGCACCCCATCAGGTACGAATCAATGCACCTCCTACCACTTTACACCCTATCGGGTGCTTGTCGTCGTAAACGTCGCATCAATGACGCGGGTGTCTATCTTCTTGGTGTTAAGATGCATCAGCTTAAGCTTCATCCAGTATCCACCGAGCGGCTTCGGCGGCCTGCCTCGCTCAACGTGGAAGCCTCCAACGCCGCCATCGTATTCCTCCTTGTATGTCGCCGTGCGTATCTGATGCAGAGGCCGTTGTTTAATTATGTAGTCGTTGCGGTTGAGGTATGTGATGACGTTGATGTGGTGGTACAACTCGTGAACGTGACCCTGCCACGTGCAGTCGTAGCCTTCAACCATCGCCATGATCCGCTGATCCTGAATGATGCCCTTGGTCACTGGTCCACCTCCGCCTGATCCGTGGTAGTAATGCATTGCAAAGCGCGTCCGGTGGTTCGCTTTAGGACTATGCGTGAAACCGAACAGGATTGCGCCGCCGTAGCCGCCAAGCTGAACGTCAGTGCCGCACTCGTGGTTTAGCAGCGTGACGAACATCTGCAAGGCGTCGAACTCGACATGGCGGATCACGCTTGTTTCGTGGTTGCCATAGCCGATCAGCGCGATGTGTTTGGCGTATGGCTTGAACCACTGCACCGCGTCGTTTACGACAGCTTGCAGGTAGTTGCCCTGGTTGTGTTCCGGTCGTATCTCATCCTTGCCCCTGCGTGGATCTCCGCGCCCCTGCATCAGGCAGAAGGTGTCACCGTTCATGATGATCTTTGCGCCTCTGCGCACGGCTTCGTCGAGGTGGCTCTTTAGCAGGTCGCGATCACACTTCGGGTTGTCCCAGTGCAGGTCGCTCACCAGCAGAAACTCCGCCTCCCTCCCTTCGCAGTCGAAGGTGTGAACATTCGCTGCGTGTCGGGTTATATTCATACTATTGGTTTGGTGTTGACTTCAGCAGCTTCATGATGCGCACTTCCAGTACCTCCGTGATCTTGACGCCTGAAAAGCCGACGATGAAGGCGAGGCCGTACTCGATGTTCGGCGCTTTAATGTTCAGGATGCCGATGATCACAGGCGCGATGTAGGTTGCGGATAACGTGCCTGAAAGGACGGCGATCAGCTGCATTTTCCAGTTCTTCATCTTGGGAGCTAGCAGTAGTGCGCCGAAGAAGCCAGCGATGGTTAGGCCGAGGTTGATGCCGATGGATTTGAGGAAGTCGATCATTGTTAATCTTCGTTTAGTGTGTTGTTCAAGTCGTCGCGCTCGGTGTAGTCTTTGCCGTACTGCTCATCCCAGCCTAAGAAGGTATGCACCCCGACAGGCGGAGGCCAGCACTCGAAGGGCAGGTAGGCGGCTTGCGGCTCTGCATCCCAAAGAATGTCTACGCAGTAAGTGCCCTCTATTTCACCCAGCGGCACTGCGAAGCCTTGCGGTTGTGGTAGCGCGGTGTAGGCGGCTTCGGATTGGAAGCGATATTTCCTAAAGGTGGCCATTAGAGTCGGGTTAATTCGGCGAGTTGGGCGTTAGATAGCCGCGTGGTGTAGATGGCAGCGGCACGGATGCGGTTGTTGAAGAAAGTTGCTCCGTTAAGGCTTCCTAAATCAAGTTTATTTGTTGCGGGGATGATGCAAGATGTGTCCGTTCCAACACTTGTGCCATTTAGGTATAGTGCCACATTGTTTTGAGCATATCCAAGTGCAATCTTATTAACTCCTGAAGACATTGATGCGATAATATCCGTTTGACCACTTGACAAAGCGTTGATTGGTACACGAATAAAATTTAATCCTCCGTCCACCAACAGCTGCAAAGGAATTGCATTGAAACCCGTTCCGTCCGATAGAGCGATGACCCTTGCGCTGTTTGTAAAGTTCCGAATATCCACCTCCGCATAAATCGTCCCCTCCGTTTGGCCTATCAACCCACTCACGAGCGCACCCGATGCGCTGATGACGTCGGCGGCACGGCTGACAGCGGCGACAGTTGTGGGGATTGGTGATGTAGCAATAGGGCCAATTTCTGCCTGCGTAAAGTCGACTTCGATAACATCACCACTTGCAATCATCCGTATTCCGACCTGCCCCGACGCCACGGTTTGCGCGCCACTATTAAACGAAGCAAACGCACTTGTCAACGTTACGGTCTGCCAATTTGTGCCGCCGTTTGTGGTGAGTTCAATTTGACCAGTCCCTGAAACTCTACGCATATACGCCGAGAAAATACGCGACTGCGAGGCGTGCGATATGTTTTGCGTTATCGTCGCACTTGCCGCCGTAGCCGTTAGCGTCGTTGATCCTGATGCAGCACCATCAGCGCCAACGGCGTTGCGCACTGCCGTGATCCCACTTACCGCCCACGTGCCACTTACCGATAGATCGCGACTCCACAAGGCTTGATTCTGCGCACTCGGCTCAACCAACAACCCCGGACACGACTGACCCAGCCAGTCGATGCGCGGCACTCCGCTGGCTACGCTCTCAATCAACCCGCTGCTATTCACGCGCGTTGCCGTTGTATTGCGGCTGACGGTGAACCGCATCGTGCTGTCCTCCGCCACAAATGGAGGCACGTCTTGGTATAGGTTGCCAGCCTTGTAGAATTGAGGGACAATCAGCAGCGATGGCGTTGCAGGCAGACCGTCAGTGTAAGCCTCTTGACCGCGTGCCACCAAGCAGCTGCCTGTCCCAGCGTTTTCATCTTCAACAGTAGCACCTGCGCCCTTCGCGCCTTCAAGCG